GAATTACAAAGAGCATTATCAGAAGATGGATCCTCTTCTAGTTCTTTCATATCTCCTAAAACTTATTACCCGAGCGTGTAATGGCAAAATTATCTAGAGGAAAATATGCACAAGCAATATCAGATAGATCAGGTATGGCTTTTCCTTATGAAGAAATGGTAACTGAATGGAATGGTAGTTTTGTTCATAATTCAGAATTTGAACCAAAACAACCACAAATAAGACCAACAAGATTTACAGGTGATTCACAAGGATTATCTAATGCAAGACCTGATAGAACTGAACCTGCAACAGAAAATTTATTACCAGGAGATCCATTAAGTTTAACATCAGGCTCTTCTACAGTAACTGTTAATGAACCGGCTCATGGAAGATCAACAAGTGATACTGTTGTATTTAGAAATGTAAACGGAAGTCCCGGAGGCCTGGTTTTTTCTTTATTTGAAAATACTTCAGGATTTAGTATAACAGTTGTAGATACAAATAGTTATAGTTTTAATTGTGGAAGCAATGCAACTATAACAGAAAAATCAGGAGGAATGTTTGTAACTGCAGGACCAGTTACTCTTACACCATAATGGCTTATACTTTAACAAATTTACAAGACGATATTAGAAATTATACTGAGGTTGATAGTACAGTTTTTTCTACTGGCGTATTAAATACTATTATTAAAAATGCAGAAAATAGAATTTATAGAGACTCTGATTCTGATGACAATAGATTTTATGCTACATCTAATTTAGTTACGGGCAGTAGATATGTAACGATACCAACTGATTTAAGAATAATTAGATATATTCAATTAAAAGATTCAAATAACAAACAAGTATTTTTAGAAAAAAGAGATACTAGTTTTATGTCTGAATTTTATGATACACCAGCAACTCAATCTGGAATTCCAAAATATTATGCTAATTGGGATGCTAATAATTGGGTGGTATCACCTACACCAGATAACACATATGAAATAACTATGGCTTATATTAAACAACCAGAGAGTATTACTACAACAACAGGTACTACTCCTCCAAGTACAAATGGAACTTATACGAGTAATAAATATCAAGATTTACTTTTATTTTGTTGTTTGGTAGAAGCATATGGATACTTGAAAGGTCCTGGAGATATGTTACAATACTATGAACAGGCTTATCAAAGAGCTTTACAATCGTACTCTATTGAACAACAAGGTAGAAGACGTCGGGACGAATGGCAAGATGGGGTCATTCGAACTGGAATGACATCTGAATCACCATCAAAATACTAAGGAGATAAAATATGGCTAATATAGTACCTGACTCGTTTAAAACAGATCTTTTAAAAGGCAAATTTAGTTTTGATACTTCTGGAAACAGTGGTAGTACCTTTAATTTAGCACTGTATACATCTTCAGCTAGTTTCAGCACATCTACTACTGCATATAGCACTAGTAATGAAGTATCTGGGACAGGTTATTCAGCTGGAGGTCAGGCATTAACTAATTTAGGCGTAGCGGTATCAAGTAATATTGCTTTTGTAGATTTTGCAGACGAAACATTTACGTCAGCTACAATCACTGCAAGATTTGGTTTGATATATAAAAATAGTTCTAACGAAGCAGTTTTAGTTTTAGACTTTGGCGGTGATAAAACTTCTACTAACGGTGATTTTACAGTTGCCTTTCCTGCTGCAACGAGCTCTGCTGCGATCATTAGATTAGGTGATGCGTAATAAATAGAGGTTTAATTAATGACAGCGTTGATAGTAAATGATAGAGTTAAAGAAACATCTACTACCACTGGAACTGGAACAATTTCTTTAGCCGGCGCAGAAACCGGTTTTGAAACTTTTGTATCTGGAATTGGTGATAGTAAACAAACTTACTATACTATTTTTAACAATGGAACAACAGAGTTTGAAGTTGGTATTGGAACAGTAACAGATGCTAGTCCTGACACTTTATCAAGAGATACAATTATTTCTTCTTCTAATTCGGATAATGCAGTAGATTTTTCAGCAGGAACTAAAATTGTATTTTGTACTCTACCTGCATCAAAAGCAGTTATTAAAGATCAAACTAACGATGTAACTTTACCTGCAGATTTAAATGTCGGTGTTAATTTAGATGTTGATGGCCTTACTACAACAGATGGAATAACCAATGACGGTAATTTTTCTACAGATGGTGGCACAATAAAATTAGATGGTAACTATCCTACAGGAACAAATAACGTTGCATTAGGAGATCAAGCATTAGATGATGGTTCTTTGTCTGGTGCACACTCCACAGCAATTGGTCATGTAGCTTTAACTGCAAATACTTCTGGCTCTCATAATACAGCAGTTGGTTCAAATTCTTTAACTACTAATACTACAGGTGGCTGTAATGTTGCTATGGGTGTAAGTGCAGTTGCTATGAATGTTTCTGGTAATCGTAATACAGGACTAGGTAGATCAGCTTTACAAGAAAATACAACAGCATCAGATAATACAGCAATAGGTTATTTTTCTATGTGTAGTAACTTGACAGGTGCAACTAATACAGCTGTTGGTATGTGCTCTTTAAAATCAAATACTTCAGCAGATGACAATACATCAATAGGTGGTCAAACACTTACAGCTAACTCCACCGGTGGCTGTAATACAGCTTTAGGTCAAGGTGCTTTATTTACCAATACCACAGGTGGCTGTAATACAGGTATTGGTCGTCATGCTTTATTAAATAATACCACAGCAACAGCAAATACAGCTGTAGGAATAGATTCTTTAAAAAGTAATACAATAGGTTGCCAAAACATAGCTATGGGTGCATTTTCTTTGGATGCTAATACAGAAGGAAATTTTAATACTGCTTTAGGAAAATCATCTTTAGGTGCAAACACAACAGCTGACAATAATACTGCTGTTGGTTATCATTCTTTATTATCTAACACAACAGGTGCATCAAATGTTGCAGTAGGTAATTTGTCATTAGATGCCAATACTACAGCTTCAAATAACACTGCAGTAGGAGGTGATACTTTAACAGCTAACACGACAGGAACTAGTAATGCTGCTTTTGGTAAAAGTAGTTTACTAAAAAATACAACAGGAAGTTTTAATACTGCTATTGGTCCAAGTTCTTTAATTTGTAACACAACTGCTTCAAACAATACAGCAGTAGGTTTTTGTTCGCTTTATTGTAACACCACAGGTGCATCTAATACAGCAATAGGAAATACTAGTTTAGATGCTAATACTACAGGAAATTCTAACACAGCTGTTGGGTGTGATGCTTTAACGAACAATACAACTGCTGGAGCAAATACGGCAGTGGGTAGAAATTCTATGAAAGATAATACAACAGGTTCTGATAATACAGCAGTAGGAGAAAGTTCATTAAGAGAAAATGAAACAGGTTGTTGTAATGTAGCAGTAGGTGAAAATGCAATGACACTTACTACAACAGGTTGTTACAACACATCAATTGGTAGTATGTCACTACACAATAACACTACAGGAAATAATAATACTGCTGTTGGATTTTGCTCTTTATTAAATAATACTACTTGTAGCAGTCAAACCGCAGTAGGTTATCTTGCTATGTGTGGTAATAGTACAATTTCAGGAGGTCTAAATACAGCTTTAGGAAACGCAGCTTTAAGATGTATTACTTCTG